AGACGGTCTACGTTCTGTGAATTTAAACTCGGGGTCGTCGGTAGGCTTTTTTGCAACTTTAGATACAAAACGGAAGAAAGGGTCTTGAGCTATTGATAGCTCAGAGACTCTATCACCGAAATTGTATTTTCGTCTAAGGTCGCCTGTGTCTTTTGAAGTACCGTCAGACCATGTTGCCACGTCTGAATATGTACTTGCACCAAATACATCAGCCATATTATTACCTTTTATTTAATCGTTATGGCTTAAAGTATTCTCTATTTAAAGATTCTAAATACTAAAAGCCTTTTCTAGTTCACTTTCAGAACCTAAAAGGGCATCAAATATTTTATCATCTGGAGACTTTTCCACTTGAGCTCCACCAGTAGTAGCTAAAGAACCGGGTATTTCTTGAACCTCGCGCATCTTTTGACGCATCTCGTCTCTTGTCTTATTAGCTATATTACTATCACGATTCTTACGATTCATTAAATAATAAATATCATCTAATTCAAGAGATTTAGACTTTGCGAAATCAACAAATGTTCCCCACTGTTCGTCATCTAATTCATGTTGTTGACGGAAAGAAGCTTCTTTTGCTAACCTGTGATTTTCAGACCTTTGCCCTTGTAATGCTTTCCCAAGCCTACGCTGAACAATGCCATCAATCGTGGCACCGAGAACTTTTGCTGAATCCGATTCTGGAGTTGCAAAAGCTTCATCGGCATCAAATGAAAAATCTTCTGGAAGATTTAATTGTTGTGCCATATTTTCAGGTGTCTGACCACCACCCTCAAAATAATTTCTCACATGAGTAATTAAATTAGGGTCGTCTCGCATAGCGTCAAGGATTGGCATATAAGGCTCTAGCTCTTGGAGCTTTCCATTAAGCCTTTTTGCTTCTCTGCTTGAATCGCTATACCTTTTTTGCATTATCTCCACATCCACTACTTGTGGGTTTGCTTCAACATGCGGTTGAACTTCACTGGGGCTCGTTAGTGTATTATCACTATTAGAATCCGAGGTTAGCTGCGAAGGTTCGTCTAATATCCCACCATTAACACTTTCATCGAGAGCTGCGAAGAAATCATCTCCGCCTCCCATGACTGAATCAACTGCTTGGGAATTTGGATTTGTAGTCTCTAATTCGGGGGCCATAACGGCGTTGCCTTGTACTTGAGCCATACGTTATTCTCCATTTTGTTAGTTTAACTTAAAAAAATTTGTAGTAAAGTTACAACTATTCTTTTTCACTCTGTTTTTTATCTTGTTTTAAGTCGTTTCTCATCTCATCACGTAGTCTTTGAAACTCAACTTTCAACATTCCTTTTAATAATTTTTGTTGCGCTTGAGTATCTATAACGTCTTTTCTTATTTCATTTGAAGCTTGTCCAACCTGCATCTTTATACCTGCTTGTACTAATTGACGTTCTAGTGTTTCAATAGTTCCATCTTTATCTTTCATAGATTCTTCCATTGAAGATAATTGAGATTGAAGTTGCGCATATACTGATTTTCTTTCAACAATCTTTTCTTTATTTCTTATATCGGTTTCTCCTATCATCGCAATATCATCAATCAACCCAGCTTGAAACCATCTAAAATATTCTTCAAGTAATGCCCATCTATTTACAGGCATTGTAGCTCCTGCTACAACTCTTACATCGAATCTTGCAGTAGCATAATCTTTATATCTACCTATCGCTTCTCCATAATCATTATAAACTTGTATATTGATAGAAACTTCTTTTTCTTCATCTGGCATTTGCCCAGCTTCAGGTTGTACAATCCTAAATACCTTTTCAATCGTATAATGTTTTTGAGCCATTTGTTGAAATATTCTACCTAAATGTTCTAAAGCAGGTTCTACTATACTACCCATCCATGCTTTAAGTCTTCGAGTCCCAAATTCATCATTCGCTAATAATCCACGATAAGTCTCTGGCTGCTCTTGTGTAAATCCCATCATTGCAGAAGGCACTCCACTAATATATTCTGCATCAGCCTTTCCTTCTTGCACAACTGTATAGAAAGCATTGTTGATTGGAGCCGGTAATACAGGAGTAGGAGGTGTGAATCCTTGACGATATTTCAGTAATGCACCAGGTGAAGATGAGTATTGTTCCCATTCTTCTTCTGGGACAGAACCTTCTTCATACATCCATCTAAGATTAGATGCAAGATTAGCATTGTGTAACATAATTTGATGAGATTTATTTATTTCTTGTTGTTTACCAATAAGAGGTACAACTGCACTCATTGGAAACGGAGTTCCGCTATACATATATGGAATTGGTACAATAGGATATTCAGTAACTGGTAATGTATATTCATACAAGAAGACTTCATCTCCAACAGTACAAGTTAATATAATTCTATTTTCGTGGAATTTTATCGCATCAACTATATTTTTACTAGCATCGCTATCTTCTAATATTTTATAATCAGATTCACTCATTACTTGCTGAGCAATAGTACTTGCAGCGTCTTGAGCTTCAGCTGTTAGTTGCATCCTCTGTTCTTCAATAGCTTGAACAGCCATTTTCTGAGCTTTCTCTAATTCTAATTTTGCTCTCTCAGGTATCATTTCACCTGCTTCAACAGCTTGATTTAATTGAAATTCTTTTTCTATAATCCCTACTTCTACTTCTTTTTGGAACTCTTCAATTTTCTCTTCAACTTGTTTTTTAATTAAATCTAATTCAGCAGGGCTTGGTTTGACTCTTATATAAACATTACGATATGCAAACTTCTTCTTAGAATATGTTTCATAGTATGCAATAATATCATCATCTTCAGCCTCAAGATTAACACCCATTGTAATATCTTCTGGTTGAATAGTAAATGATTCATCTGTATCTCTTTGAGAATAAGAGATTACTTCATTGCTTCTCGAAACTTTTTTTATCTTCATTTCATGGTCTGGCAACATATTTATTAAGCTTGACCTTGAGATATTCTTCCTAATTGTTATAAAAGTTGCATCTCTAAATAAGAAGTCTCTACTTGCTGGGTCTACATATATATCATATGGTTCAATTCTTTTAAATTTAACTTCACCTAATCCTCGGTCATCATCTCTATCTATATCTACAAGAAAATATCCAATTCCTTTTGTAAGACTATCAAGAACTACTTGACTATATAGAGATTTACCATTTGATAAATACCAACAATACTCTGCTATATCTGAGTGGACTTGAGCCGCATCTACGTCATCACCAGTAGCCCCTACAGCTTTCCACCTAGGATTATTAGCTGTAACGAAATACTTCATAATTTCTATAATAGGAGTTACTCTATTAATAGTAAATGTAGGCATTCCAGCTTCTTCTAATGCATCTACTTCTCTCTTTGAAAGTTGCTCATTTAAATAAAAGTCAAAACCTTTCTGGCTAAGAGTCTGCCATCTTTGTCTATGACTATTGTTTGCTCTTTCCCAAAGTTGTTTATTAGTTTGAGCTCTTTTCTTATTTGTCATTCTTGCCATAATTTATTTCCTATCTTCCCATTTGCCATTGTCTTGTGCGACCCTCTGTATCTCTCGCATATTTAAAAACTTGTTCTGTAATATCTAATGGATGACCCAACCTTGGTTCTAAAAATTGCCCATATCTTTCATGATATAATTTTGGGTCTTGAGGAAATCTAACATCTTGGTATACTTTTATACCTGTAACATCTGAAATAGGAAGCCCTCGTTCAAATATAGTATGAAGGTCTTTACCTTTCCTAAAAACTGTACGCCCAGCAAGGTCTGTATACAAAGCCTGTTGAACTCCAGCATATGGAAAATCACTTGGGTCAAATCCTCTCATACCCATCGCTTCTCGCCTTATTGCATCAACAGTAGTTTCAACATCATAAATAACCCTATCTCCTCCAAACCAACCCATTTTATCCCCTATTCTAGGAATTTGATAAGGCTCTGGATATCTTGGATAACTTGCCGGTTCAGCGTAAGGACGAGCAGACCAATACGGTTTTCCCTTCTCTGGCGTAAAACCTGAATACTCTCCTCCTCCTTGTAAAACAGCTTTCCCTCCTCTAAATCCAACAATATCTGCCATCCTTAAATTTGGTGGAGTTCCTCTTCTAACATTAGAAATCTCACCTAAAAAAGGAACAAAAGCCATTGAAGACCATAGAGTATTCTTCCAATCTCCCTCTACAGCATACAAAATTGCGTCAAGAGCATCTGCTGGAGGCAAAGCCATTCCAAGTGATTGTAAAGCTGCATGAGCAGTAAGATCAGGCTTTGGTTGTTTTTTTGCTAAATCTCTTTTTTGCTTAGCTGATAGTTTTTTTCTTTTTCTAAGTTCTTTAGAACTAAAACCACCACTTAATCTTTGAAATAATGTAGGTTCCTCTACTACACCATATTTCAATAATTCTCTTTTTGGTTTAGACTTCTTTTTTTTATCTTCAGCCACTTATTATCTCAACCATTTCTTTACAACTTCAACAAAATGTTCTGGGTCACCTTTTCCACCCTCACTATTATAGTATTTTTTCCAATAAGCAGC